CGTCAAATACTCCCACCAAAAGATCCAAATCAAAATTCTTTAATGCCCATAGTTGAAGAGTACTTTGCATTCAACGAAGGTGGTATGGACGGTAAGCAGGGTGGTAGTGTAATGAGAATTGCAGCTGATTCTGTTGCATACTGCCATTCGGGATTGTTAAACGAAGACAAGAAAATGGTTCTTTCATACCTTCATAAAGCAATCAAACCTCTTAATCAATTGCGGATGATTGAAGATTCGGTAGTCATTTACCGTATTTCAAGAGCTCCTGAACGAAGGATTTTCTATATTGATGTTGGTAATCTTCCAAAACAAAAAGCAGAACAGTATCTTAAAGACATTATGACTCGTTATAAAAACAAACTTGTCTATGATGCACAAACTGGTGAAGTCAGGGATGACCGCAAACACCAATCAATGTTGGAAGATTATTGGTTGCCACGAAGAGAAGGTGGAAGAGGAACAGAGATTACTACACTTCCAGGCGGAGAAAATCTTGGCGAACTGGCTGATGTTGAATACTTCCAGAAAAAACTTTACAAGTCTCTCAATGTTCCAGTATCAAGGCTAGAGTCAGAATCTGGATTTGTTCTTGGTAGAGCTCAAGAAATATCCAGAGATGAAGTAAAATTTACAAGATTTATTGAAAGACTTAGAAACAGGTTTAATCATCTTTTCAATTCTTGTCTTGAAAAACAACTAATATTAAAAGGTGTTCTTACATTGAATGATTGGAGAGCAATTTCTCCTAATCTGTTTTATGAATGGCAGTCGGATTCACACTTCGCAGAACTTAAAGAAGCAGAGATGTTGAATGAAAGATTGTCCACTCTACAGAATATGAACTATGCTGATGAAATTGTTGGAACTTTCTATTCTAAAGAATATATTAGAAAGAGAATTCTAAAACAAACTGATGAAGAAGTTCAGTTGATAGATAGACAAATTGAAGCCGAAACTGCCGCAGAACCACCAGAAGAAGAAGAGGAGGAATCTTTCGTTCCAACACAGGATAAATTTATGAAAGAAGATATTAAACTCAAAAAAGAGATGAATGACATAATGAAAGGTGTTCTTTCTGAATCATAAAACTAACTTGATATAAATACTATTAACCATTAGAAAAGGATTAAAAAGATGAGTGACTATTCAACCGAAGATATTGTGAAGTATTCCATCTCAGGTGATGGAGCAAGAGTTAAAGAAGCTATTCATGGTGTAATAGCTAGTAAAATTATGGCGGGTATGGAGGCTAAAAAGGCCGAGGTTGCTCAGGGAATGTTCAATACTGTTTCTCACGAAAAACAAGAAGTAGCAGATACTTTCGTTGCTGCAGCTAACAAAGAGACATCACAATAAATGTACACTGTTATATGAAAAAATATAAAGAGTTCCGCGGAGAACAACAATATATAACAGAGGTTGGGCCCCTTCTTAGTATGCTTACAGGATTAATGGGGCTAGCTGGTGCTGGATATGCTGGTTATAAAACTGCGAAAGCAGGTATAGACAAGTGGAAAGGATACAAAGAAACAAAAGCAGAAAAAAAAGATAATCAAGAGAATGGTGTTTTTGTTAAAATAAAAAAATGGGATGAAAAAAAGGGTAAGATAATAACTCAGTCTGTTGAAATTGCAGCAGCAGGATCACGCGAAGCAAAAATGTCAAATGAAGACATAGAGAAAGAAAGAAAAAAATTACAAAAAATAGAAGACCCAAAAAATGATAGAGCGTCTGCGGCTTATGATGAAGATGAGAGAGTGAAGGGAGATGAAAAAGATAAAGAAGATACAAAAGATAAAGAAGAGCGGGGTGGAATAGAGGATGTAAAGGACGCGGAAGACTTTTATAACAATAGTGGAGAGAAAGCGAATGACAGAAGTGCACCTCCGGGCTGGCAGAATGTGGGCACTAAAACAAAACCAGAATTGATGACAACAAAAGATGCTGAGAAAGAAGAGGATCGGAGAAGGCGAATCAAAGATAAACGAGCCAAGCCTAAACCCGAAACTCAATCCAAAGAAAGTTACATACTTAAATTTGGAGAATACATTTCAGAAGATGTAATGAGTGATTTACTCAAAGCTACCAAATCTAAAAAAGACAGTGAAATTACGTTAGATGATGGAACAGATATACCGATAGATCCGCTTACATCACAGATTTTGGTTAAATATATAGAAGGGCTAAGCTCTTCAGAAAAAAATAGAACTATTCAACAAATCCAAAGAACTGAACGAGCATTTATGAAGGTTCTTGGAAAAGCACACGAAAACATTTAAACATCAAGCTAGAATGAAGTTTGACGTTAAAAGGATAACAAATGGCTATAACTAAATTAGAAAATGAAATAATAGATACTAACACAAAGTATTCGGTGCAATTTACAGGACTTGCAGGCGATGCCAGTAACCTTTCTGCTAGTCTCTGGGCTAATCTTTCTACATTAGCTTATGCTTCAGCTACTGTAACTTTGGCTTCTGCACCAACTAAAAATTTGTGTATCGGAGAAATACTGGCCACAAATGATTCTACAGCAATATACTTGAGAGTTACAGATTTCACTGCAGGAGCAACAACTTTTAAAGCTTATAAAGTTACAAGTGCTACTGATAAAACCCCTCTAGCTTGGACTGCAGAAACTGCGACAGATGTTGGTACAGGAAAAACTTTAACAGGGAATGTTTCTGGACTGTGTTCTTCACTTACTCATGCTAGTACACGATTGGCTATTGCTACACCAAAAATTAATCTCAGGAAACTTTGGTGGAATATAGCAACTGGTATTGACCATACCAGAATTTTCTTTGATGGAAGTGATACAGAACAAACTATTGCATATTTGGTAGCTGGTAATGGTTATATAAATTATGCAGGTGGGGGTAATCATATCGGAGCAATAGGTATGGGAGCAGCTGCTGGAAATGCTAGTAATGTACTTGGAGACGTTTCTGTAACAACAGTAGGTGCTGCAGCAGCTGATACTTATCTGATAGGAATAGAGATAGGAAAAATGGAAGGATTTGAATTGCCCAACTTTCAGAAAAATGGACAACTTGGATATAATCATAATCAAGCTGGATTCGGAGACTCATACTAATGAAAACATTTAAAGAATTACTTGCTGAATTAGCACCAGTAAAAGTTAGAATGGATAAAGGTTCTGATGCTAAAAAGAAAAGAAGAGAGGCGAAGTTAGATTATAAGAAAAATAAAATAAAGATTAACCTTGATCGTAAGAAGAGAAAGAAGAAGGAAGCATCTTCTGGTGTACAGAAAAAAAGAGAAAGAATGGCAGCTCAGGGTAAAACTCTCAGTGGGGATAGAATTAAAAAGAGGATGGCATGAAAGCTTTTAAAGATTTTAGAGAAGCGATGACTATTCAACAAAGAAGGAAGCGGTCAATTATTTCTAAAAAGAAATCAAAAATTACTGCCATTTCAAGAAAAAGGTCGATGAGAAAACCGCCGACTATGGAAAAAATTGAAAAGGCAGTAAGTAGAGCGGTAAGACAAAAAGCAATTGCGATAGTAGATAAGGCGGGGAAATATAAAGACCCCGATGCATCGTATGGAGTAAAAATTAATATAGAGAAGAAAGCTGATCTTAAAATAAAAAAGATGGGCACTAAGTGGAAACAAAGATTACGACCTATAATTAAAAAGAAAATGAAAGTTGCCTTTAAAGCACGGCAGAATAGTGCACAAGGAAAGAAAACAAAATCGGGTTCAGGTGGAGTTGATGCTGGAAATAGTCTTAAAGGCGATAATTAAAAAGAAAAATAACAAACGGAGAGTACCATGAAACTAATTAGCGAAGAAGCAACAAATGTAGAATTTCTTACAGAAGTCAAGAAAGATGGCGGTAAGAATTACTTCATTGAAGGTATCTTCATGCAAGCAAACAAAAAGAACCGAAATGGTAGAATATATCCAACAGAGGTTCTTCAAAAAGAAGCAAAACGATATACTGAAGAGTTTATCAATAAGAAAAGAGCTTTTGGTGAATTGGGTCATCCAGACGGGCCAACGGTCAATTTGGAAAGAGTTTCCCACATGATCGAAGAATTAGAAGAAGTAGATCAAAATTTCATGGGAAGAGCTAAGATTTTAGATACTCCATACGGAAAGATTGTAAAGAGTCTTATTGATGAAGGTGCCCAATTGGGAGTTTCATCAAGAGGTATGGGTTCTTTAAAATCCGGTAAAGATGGTATTTCAGAAGTTCAGGGTGATTTTTACCTTGCAACAGCAGCAGATATAGTTGCTGATCCTTCCGCTCCTGATGCTTTTGTGGCAGGAATTATGGAGGGGAAAGAATGGATTTGGGATAATGGTCTTCTTAAAGAGACACAGATCCAAGAGTACAAAGATAAAATTGATAAATCTTCAAGAAAAGACCGCGAGAGCGTGCTAGTTGAGGCTTTTAAAGATTTTATTGTTAAGTTGTAAATATAAGTTCTTATAAATAATATTAGTTAACACATACACACAGATAACATTACAGGAGATTTTCAATGTCTGAAGAAATTTTGGAACAAACGGCTGAAGAACTGGAAGAGGAGCAACAAGCTGTTGCGGAGTCTTCGGGCGAAGAAATCTTAGACGAGGCAAAAGCTAAGGTCGAAGAAGAAGATGAAGATGGTGAAGAGGAAGAAGAAGTAGAAGAATCTGTTTCTGTTCCCAAAACCAAAGCGGGAATGATTAAGGCACTTTATAACCAATTAAATACTATGAAGAAGTCTGATCTTTCTGATTCTTTCTCAAAAATCATGGGTTCAACTCTCACAGAGATGGAACATGATGATGAAGAAGATGATGATGAAGAAAAAGATGATTACAAAATGGAAAATAAAAAACTCAAGAAAGAAGATCTTAATATTGATGTCAAAGAAGACATGGATGCACTGGTAAGTGGTGAAGATCTTTCTGAAGAGTTTAAAACTAAAGCTTCTACAATATTTGAAGCTGCAGTTTCTGCTAAAGTAATTTCTGAAGTCAATTCACGAATTGATGAATTAGAAACCAGTTACAAAAAAGAAATTTCTGAAGCAAAAGAAGCACATTTGTCCACAGTTACAGAAAAAGTTGATGGTTATCTCAACTATGTTACTGAAGAATGGATGAAAGAGAACGAGTTGGCTGTTGAAAAAGGAATCCGATCCGAATTGGTAGAAGATTTCATGTCAGGCCTCAAGAATCTCTTTACAGAGCATTACATTGACATTCCAGAAGAGAAAGTTGACCTTGTTGACGATCTATTTGAGAAAGTTGAAGAACTTGAGCAAAAACTTGATGAGTCTATTAACACAAGTGTAGATATCAAAAAAGAACTTGCTGATTATAAAAAGTCTGAAACATTGAGAGAAGTTTCAGAAGACCTCGCTGATACCGAAAAAGAAAAACTTGGTAAATTGGCTGAG